TCGTTATCGGGATGACCCTGCTTATCGTATTGACATCGAACAACGCCTGGCTGCAAGCGGCGATCTGATTTAAAACAGATTGTGGGGACTGCAATGTCCCCCTGCCTATTGAGGATGGGATAACCTCGTTAAAAACCCAGTCGACTGGAGTATTGGCCCGCTGCGGTGGATACCCAATACAACGGATTTATTACCCAACAACTGAATAAATTAAGGATCCTAATAAACGCCAAGTACTTGGAAAATTAATAAACCCTTTCTCTTTTTAAACAAGTGACTGCAACTCTTACTCAACTTGGTCAGTCTAATAAGGCTGGCGACAAGAAGGCTCTGTTTCTGAAGCTCTTCACCGGCGAGGTCTATGAGGCCTTCCGTAATGCTACCATTGCTAAGGGTCTGGTGATGAACCGCACCCTGCGTAACGGCAAGGAAGCTCAATTCATCCACACCGGTCGTGTGACGGCTGGCTATCACACCCCTGGTTCGGCTATCCTCGGTAGCGGCAACCCCCCGGTTGCTGAGACCACCATTGCGATGGACGACCTGCTGGTGGCTTCTGCTTTCGTCTATGACCTGGACGAAACCATGGCTCAGTACGATATCCGTGGCCCTATCGCCCGTCAGATCGGTCAAAGCCTGGCTGAGTTCTATGACCGCCGCATCTTCCGCGTGCTGGATCGTGCCTCTGGCCTGTCTGCCGCTGTGACCGGTGAGCCTGGTGGTTTCCGTGTGAACCTGGGCGTTGGCAAGGAGTATGATGCTCAAGCCCTCGTGGATGGTTTCTTCGAAGCTGCTGCTCGTCTGGATGAAATCGCTGCCCCCAAAGAGGGTCGCGTGGCTGTGCTGTCTCCTCGTCAGTACTACGCCCTGATCAGCCAGGTTGATACCAACATCCTGAACCGCGAATATGGCAACAGCCAGGGCAACCTGAACAGCGGTGAGGGTCTCTACGAGATCGCTGGTATCAAGATCTACAAGTCCAACAACATCCCCTTCCTTGGTAAGTACGGCTCTGCTGCTGGTACCGCCATTGATGCGGCTGCTGTGACCGGTGAGAACAACAACTACGGTATTGCTACCGACTTCACCAACAGCTGCGGCCTGATCTTCCACCGTGATGCTGCTGGTGTTGTGGAGGCCATTGGTCCTTCCGTCCAAACCACCGGTGCTGACACCAAGGTGATCTACCAAGGTGACGTGATCGTGGGCCGTCTGGCTTACGGTGCTGGTGCTGTGCGCGTTTCCTGCGCTGGTGCTTTCCGTAACGTGGCCTGATTTAGGTTTCGTTTATTTTGTGGGGCTGGCTTAATGCTGGCCCCCTTTTTCATGTCCTGTCCGATAACATGACAACTCAACTCCAAGCTATTAACCAGATGCTGAGTGGCATCGGGCAGGCCCCGGTGGTAAGCCTTGATGTCGCTAACCCCGAAATCGCTATTGCAGTTTCCGTTTTGGATGCTGTTGATAGAGAAGTTCAAGGAGAAGGCTGGCACTTCAATACTGAGGTGGCCTATCCTTTTACTGCTGATAATAATGGTAACATTTTTGTTCCTACCAATGCTCTTCAGCTTTCGGATAATAAGTACGCCAACAATCAGAAATACCAGACAGTATTGCGGGATGGCAAGCTTTACGACAAAGTAAACCATACCTATACGTTTACTGCCGGAGCAACAATTAAATGTGATGTGGTGTGGAAATTTGATTTTGAAGATCTTCCACAGGTATTTAAGGACTACATCACTCAACGTGCTACTCGTGTCTTTGCTGGGCGTGTGCTTGGTTCCCAGGAAATGGTAACCTTTAACGCTCAAGACGAGGCTCTTCTTCGTTCCAACTGCTTGGCTTATGATACCAGCAGTTCGGATGTTAACATCTTTGGTCAGGAAACTGGTCAAAACTTCTATATCAGTTACACTCCTTTCCGCGCTATCGCCCGATAAATTATGGCTGCTATCTCACAAAGAACTATTGGCCTGGTTGGTGGGGTATCGCAACAGCCGGACTCTCTGATGCTTCCAGGCCAGCTAAGAGAGTGTGATAATTATTACCCTGACCCAACGTTTGGTCTTGTCAAAAGGCCAGGTACCCAGCTTATTCGTCGCATCGACAACTCTCTTTCTGGGGGTAGTTGGTTCTTTATTTGTAAGGGGCTTGATGAAAAGCTTCTTCTTCAAATTACCAACAATGGTGTGGTGCGTTTGTGGGATGCTCAAAGCGGCATTCAACAGACTGTTAATACTCTTTCTGGAACTGCATCTACTTATGCTACCCACACAAAGAGTTCTGATCTTGAAGTTCTTCAGATCAATGATTACATCTTTGTACTTAACAGAAGTGTTACTGTTCAAGATGTTGCTACCACCTCTGCAACCCAGAACCCCTTTGGTTATGTGACCTTAAGTACTGTTGCATATGATACCACTTATCGTGTTGTCATTGATGGTACTGCTTTTACCTATAATACTCCAACCACGTCTGGTTCTAACCTTAACGCTAATACAATTATTAGTGGGTTAGTTTCTGCTATTAATGCAAACCCAGCCTTTGTTGCTACTGGTATTGCAAACTATATTCACATTCGTAGGGCAAACAATGCTGACTTTAGCCTTGAAGCTACTGGTAGTATTTCTGGTACTGGTCTTGTTGCTTACAAAGGTACGGTAACTGGAGTCCAATCTTTACCTAGTCAGTTTATTAATGGCTTGGTTCTCCAGGTTGCAGGTGATTCTGGAACCAATGGAGATGATTACTACGTTAAGTTTGAAACCAGCAATGGCAGCGGTCAAGGAGCAGGTACCTGGGTGGAAACAATTAAGCCAGGAGAAGTTCTTGGTCTTAATCCTACCACCATGCCTCATGCATTGATTCGTGAAGCGAATGGAACCTATACCTTCCGTGAACTTAGCGAGTCTGCTGCTGCTTCTTATGTGCTTTCTACCACAGTATCAGGCATCCCGACCGCAGTCAGTGTCACATCAAATGGCACTGCTAGGTGGAACATTGGACAAGCTTTCCCTGTTTATGGTGGCAGTGGCATCAACCTTCGGCTTCAAGTAACCAGTGTTAATGCTCAAAAGCAGATTACTGGAGTTAAGATCATACGAGCTGGCCAAGGTTATACCGCATCTAACGTGGTATCAAATAACCAAGGAGATACATTTACTATTACTGCTGTTGGCTCTGCTACGATTTCTGGTAGTACCTGGGCTACGCAGTATTGGTCACAACGAACTGTTGGTGATGTAGATTCTGCTCCAAGCCCTTCGTTTGTTGGAAGCACTATTTCTGGCATTTCATTCTTTAAGAACCGTTTGGTTTTGATGAGTGAAGAAAACATCGTCTGTTCGCAAGCAGGTGAGTTTTTAGCCTTTTATCCTTCAACAGTTGTTACGGTTGTTGATAGTGACCCAATTGACATCTCTGCTGGCTCTACCACCAGGGTTGAATTTAGGTTTGCTCTTCAACAATCTAATGGTTTGCTGATCTTTGCTGACAATGCTCAGTATATTCTCCAAACTCGTACTGAAGCATTCTCTCCATCTACCGCAGAACTTAACCTGATTTCTAGCTTCAGTCATACTACTGAAGTTAAACCTTTGGATCTTGGTAGTACGGTGGTGGTAGTTGAGGAGAATGAAACGTCTGTTGCTGTTAATGAACTTACCATTAACATTGATTCTAATCCACTTAAAAAGGAACTAAGCAAACTTATTCCTGCTTACATTCCAAATGGAATCAATCTTGTAACGAATACTTTGAGTGCTTCGTTGTTTGGGTTTACGTCTGTTCAAGATCCAAACACCATCTACTTGTTTAGGTATTACACCCAAGACCAGGAACGCCTTATTGCTTCTTGGTTTAAGTGGACCTTCCCTGCGCCGGTATTGCTTGTTGAGTTCCATGAGGATGAGGTCTTCATTGTTCTTCAAGGCGATACCCAGCCAGTGCTCTGTCGAATGGAACTGTTGACAGAAACCCCAGGTGGTGCTATCTTCTTTGAGGATAAGTACGTTGACCTTCGTATGGATTTGTTTGATTACAACCCAGCAAAGGCCTATGATTCTGTCAATGATGAAACCAAGATCTTCTTTGACGAAGGGGCAAACATAGCCTCAGCACAACCCTGTGTTGTCAAGATCAGTCCAAACGATAACTCCTATGTTGAATATCCTACGTTGCAATACAACGCTGCAGCTCCTGCTGGACAGAAGTATTATGTGACCGTAAACGGTAATCAAACAACGGAACAGTTTGCGCTTGGATACCAGATCACTTCAACAGCACGGTTCCCTGGATTCTATGTAAAACGGGACAAGGTGGCTGATGAAATGAACATTCCTATTGTTCACCGTGTTCGATTCTATAGCCATGAATCAGGGCCATTTGAAGCTTCTTTAGATGTTCCTGGTCGGGCTACTTTTAATATTACCTTACCACAGATTACCGCTAACCAAAACCAATTCAATGAAGCACCTATGCTAAGGACTGCTGAGAACATCATACCCATTATGGCAAAGGGTAGAGATGTTGATCTTAGTGTCATTTGCAATGCTCCATTCCCATTGGCTTTGGTTACCATGACGTGGGAAGGTACCTATAATAACAAGGGCATTAAAGCCGTATGATCCACGAAATCCGTCCAGCCACAATTGAAGATTCTATTTATTTGGCTGAACACCTTCAGGCGGATGATCTTAATGAAATTCTCGGGTGGGGCCACAATCCATATAAGGTACTGCCCGAGTCCTTTTCTCAACTTGAAGACCCTATATCTTTTTTGATAAAGGGTAAGTTGTGTGGGATGGCGGGGGTATCCAGAACAGATGCCCATTGCGGAGCGATTTGGATGTTAACCACAGATCATGTCCGCCCCTATCCAAAACTCTTTTTTAAGGAGGCCAAAAAATGGGTCGATCAACAAACCTCCTATGCTGTGCTTCATAACATAGCTGATCCTCGAAACCGAATGCACATGAAGCTTCTTACTCTTCTTGGGTTTAAGAAACTTGGTTATGTGACTGTCGGACCACAGAAACTAACTTATGTTGAATTTGCTAAATTAACAAATCATGTGTGATCCAGCGATTATTATCGGGACAGCAACGGCTGTCATGGGTGGCTTGCAAAGCATTGCAGGTTATCAGCAACAACAAGCACAGTATCAATACGAAAATCAAGTTGCTCAAACGCAGTATCAGTACCAGACACAGGCGTATGAGGAATCACAACGGGCGTATCAGGCACAGATCAAGGCCAACGAAGCTGCGGCCAATCGAGCATATATTGCTGAGCAACGTAAGCTTCAAACCGATTATGAAAAGGCAACCCAAGACGCTCAACAGCTTATGATTGATAAGCTCAAGGCACAGGGACAGATTCTTTCTTCTGGTCGTACTGGTAAATCTATTGCTCTTCTTGCCAGTGATGCAGAAAGAGAATACGGTAGAGATCTGGCTAATCTTGGTACTAACCTTGGTTATGCTCGGGAAGCTTATACCTTGGCTGGTCTTGACATTGAGGCGGATGCTCGTTCTGCTAATGCTCAGGCGGCTGCTAATCGTATGATGAAGCCTTTGGCACCTATGGCTGGTCCACGCCCCAGTGCTGCTGGAATGGTCCTTGGAATTGGTCAGGCTGCTCTTGGTGGATTTAGTACCTATCAAGGTCTTAAAGCGCCCTCAGGGTTCACCTCAGGTGGATCACAAACAGGCAGTACTGAAAACTTTAACCAAGCCGTTCGTTCTTATGGTGGCTAATTAAGATGGCACAACGAGTACAACTTACTGGTTACCAAGGACCACGAGGGTTTAAGTCTGAACAAATCTATGATGCGTCTCGGCAAATCCTTAATCAAGGAGAACAGGTAACCAACCAGATGGAGCGTATTGGGCAACAACTTGCTCAACGTCAAACATCTGATCTTGAAACACTTGCTGGATTTAGTTCTACGCTTGGTAAGTTCCTTCAAGATACCCAACAAAAGAAAAACGAGCAAGAGTATAATCTTGGTTTGGCTGAGGTTCTTAATGGAACTGCGGAACTGCCAGGCCAGATGATTGATAACTATCAGAAAGAAACTGACATTCTTCGTCGTTCTGCTGAGGCTGATACAGAAACAGCAAATACTCTTGAACAAAATGGACAGATCGGTGTTGCAACCGAACTAAGAACTCGCAGTAAGGCTATCAGTGGTTGGAGGTCTTACGGTCAAGCCGTAGGTACTGCCAAGCAGGCAGCCAGCAATGCTCAGGCTTTCTTCTTGGAGTTCATGGATCGTCCTGATCCTATTATTCCCCTTCCTGATGGTAGGCTTATTAGTCCTGGACAGGCGGTCAGTCCAACTGAATTGGCAGCCGTTATGAACGTAGCTCAGCAGGAGTTTGTTAAAAACAACAAGCTAGCAGCCATTAATCCACTGGTTCTTGTTGAACACCTGGCACCTACGCTTCAAGCTGTTAAGGGTCAGGTAGCTGCTAATCACCTTTCTGAGCAAGCTAGGAAACGCAAGGAAACAGCACTGTCAGATACTGATAGTGAAGTCAATGCTATCTTTAGCAATCCACAGGCTACGACAACTTCGATGGCTGAGGATTTTCAAATCTTGGTTGATCGGTATCAAATTGATGCCAGCCTTAGTAAAGGTGCTGCCTCCGATAGGGCACTTAATCGAGCTCTTGAAACCATTAAAAGTCTTCCCAAAGATTTAGCAAACAGACTGCTTTTACAGTTGTCTGAGGTTCCTAAAATTAAGGGAGAACCAAAAAGCATTAAACTTGGTCTTGCTTATTCAAAAGAGTTCAATGAAGCAGCAGATGCAGTTGAAGATCGAGCAGTAGCTCAACAACAACGCACTGAAGCCGCCCTGAACAAGCAAGCCCAGGAAGCTGTTTCTATTCTTGAAAGGGCTCGTCAAGACGCAAACATGCCTGCTACTCAGCTTAAGGCTCTGCGTCAGCAAACCATTCAAACGCTTGGTATTCTTGCTGATAAGGGTAGTGTCACTGCGCTTGAGTCCAGAGCTACTTTGTTGGCTGAACCTGCCAACGTAGACTATACCCTCTATCGTCAGTACCGTGCTGGTATTGATCAAGGTAAGCGACCCTCAGAAGATCAAATTGAACGTGATCGGCTAGCTGGTCGATTGACCGCAAACATGGCAGAGGAGTTGAAGCAATTCTCTACGTCTTCTGATCGTGGTGATTTCTTAAAGCAGTTTGGCTCTTCGTTTAAAGAAGCAGTCACTTCAAAGCTTAAGGCAGAAGGAGCTATCACACTTAATCCTTTTGGACAGCCACTTCAACATACGCAGCATGTCAATCAAACCGTCAATGATTTGGCAGATATTGCGTATAAGATCTATGACGCAGAACGTCGCAAGGGCAATACTCTTGACGATAATGCAATCAACCAACTGATTGAAAACCAACTGCCTCGGGTAATTGGACGTTATTTCCAATATAATAAGGATAGCAAGTCCTGGAAGACCCGTCCTTTGAGTAAGAATCCTGCCGTTACTCCTGATCGAATTAAGAGTACCCTTCGTGGTTATGTGCCTGATGTTGGTGGTTTTGATCCACGAACCATTCAACTTCGCAGTCTTAATTCTGGCAACTCTGCTCTTCCTAAGACTGAGGTAGAAGATAACCTTCAACGATTCCAAAGTGGTCAGCCTCCTACGCAACGGATGCAAGCATTAGCTGCTACCAATCCTCTTGGTATTGTTGGTGCTCTTACCCATCAAGCACAACACTATGGGTTGGATTCTGATTCCATTAAGAATAGCCCACAGGCGCAACAGCTTGCTCAAATGCAACGGCTGGCTCCTCGTGCTGTTCAACGTCTGGTTACAGCGCCTGATTACATGAGTCAGATGCTACAACTCCAACGTATTGCTCAAGCACAACAAAGAGCAGAACGTTTGCAACAAACAACTCCTGGTAATCCTGATGGACTTAAGCCCAGTGCTCAAGTAACAATGAAGGATTACATCCGTCTTGGACTTCAACAAGGTCTTGAGCCGGAACGTGCAATTTTGATGGCTGCTATTGGAATGGCTGAATCCACGGGTCAATCTGGTGTGGTTAATGACAATCCTAAGACTGGAGATCTTTCTTATGGATTGTGGCAAATCAACATGATTGGTGACCTAGGACCAGCACGCCTTAAGCAATATGGCCTTAAAAGTGCAAATGATCTAAAAGATCCAGAAACCAATGCTCGGGTTATGGCTTCACTTCTTAAAGGAAGTGGTGTGTCAGCCTGGGGTGCCTTTAATGATAGGCGCTATCTTCAATACATGACTGAAGCTCGGCGGGTTTATTCTCAGCTGAAGCAAGCGGGAGGTCTTTAAGTAGATAGACAGGGGTAGGTGCGCTTACCCCCGTTTCCCGTTGGTAAACCTTTGTCCCTGCGGGGAAACATTCTATGTCTCAACTACTTGGTCCAGTTGGTGCTGGTCCTACTGATCCTTATTATACGAGTGATCAGTACGATCAAGAACAACAAAAGTTTCAAGCTGCTCAAGAAGAAGAGGAACAACAAAAACAGAAACGTGAGGGTCAGACTGGTCCTGCTACTGTTAATCCTCTTGCGGGCATTCAGCAGGCTATCGGCGGTTTTGACGCTGGTGAAGCCATTACTGGTACGATTGATGCTGTTCTTGGTACTCAAACTCAAGAAGCCTATCGTCAAAAAAGGGAACAAGATCAGGCAACATTTAAAGGCTTTCAAGAGCAAACAGGCCCTGGAGCAGAGGCCATTCGAGTTCTTGCTGATGTCGGTGTCGGTGCTGTTGAAGGTACCCTTAATACCCTTGACCTTACTGGTGACATTTTAAAAGCAGGCGCAATTAATCTTACTGGTGGAAAAGTAAAGCCTACCGAGGATCCATTTAGTGATCGTTATACGGCGGCTGCCTATTCGTTTGGGCTTCAAAAACCAAAAACACAAGTTGGTCAAACTGCCGCTAAGCTTGCCAATCTGATTGTCATTACTCGTCAGGCTGCTAAGTACCTACCAAAGGGTCTTGTTAATCTTGGCACCAAAGGAAAGGGTCTGCGAGGTGCTATTGCTTCTGGTGTTATTCCTGGAGCAGTGGCTGATTTTATGCTTACCACAAAGGAGGATGGAAACTTCTCCAAGATGGTTAAGGATATGATTCCTGAGGATAGCCCGTTTAAGGATAGCTTCCTTCTTGCATTGGCTTCTGAGGAGGATGATAACATCTTTGAAGCTAAGCTTAAGGGGACGCTAGAAGGCTCTGTATTTGGTGCTGTGGCTGATGGCCTGGTATTCATGGCCTTTGGCCGTAGAGCCGCTCAAAAGGCCCTTAAGGAGGGTGCTACGCCTGAGCAGGCTGTCGAACAGGGTTTAAAGGCAACCGAAGCAAAAGCTAAAGAGGTTGAAACTGACCACAAAAAGGCAGTTGAAAAAGAAACACAACGGTGGGGTGAAGCTCATCAAACCGAACTGGAAGAACTAACGGCTCTTGAGGTTCAATACGGACAACAACTCGATGCCATGCGTGCTGCGGGTGTGTCTGAAACCGACCCCAAGTTTGTTGCTCTTAGTCAAACCAAAGATATTGTTACTCGCAATATCGAGGAACTTGACGAAGCCATTAGCCGTGGGTATTACCCAGATGATGCTCGTGATTATGTTGCTCAAGAAGCAGCCGCACGAGTCACAGAAGGTAACCCAACAAAGGCTATTGCCCAGCAACATATCGCCTATGCTAAGGATGGCGCTAAGGCCGTAGGTTATGACCTACCTCTTGGTACGGTTCGTGGTTCTACCCACATGCTTACCGATGCTCAGTTCCGCATCTCTTCGATTAAGGGTGATGCTGAGGAGTTGATCCGTAACATCTCAAAGCGTGCTGATCTTCAACAGGCAGCCGCAGCCGCTCGTACTTCTGTTAATGCTGTTGTTAAGTCCGCAGCAGAAGAACTTCAAAACTTCCGATCTGCTATTGATGGTGAAACCACCAACGAAAAGCTGATTGATATGATGAAGCAAGCAGAACTTATTGATCCAGAAAACGTTACTGGAAAGGTTCTGTCCAAGAAGGGTATCCTTGTTACCAAGGCTTTGATTCGAGACACTGCTCTTGAAATCAATGAGATTGCCACCAATGCTGCTGCCCTTCGTGAGGCAGGAGAGTTTGATGGTAATATGTTTGATCGGGTGGTTGATCGCCTTGTCACACTCCTTGATCTACATAAATATACCGCACAGAAGACTGGTTCAACCCTTAACATCTTTAAGTTCAACGCAGAAGTTTATGATGATGCAGCAGAAGCTGCTAATGGTGAACTGACTCGTGGACAGATTCGTGAATGGGCTCTTCGTGTTAAGCAGCTCCAACGTAGCAATGATCCATCCGCACAGGATGAATTAGATAAGCTGGTTCGAGCTATGGTGCTTGCTGGTGGTGATCCATCCAAGACCGTTCGTTTTGGTGCTGTTGCCATTCGTCAAGGGACGCAGGCTCTTACGACAAGTATGTACCAGTCCATGCTGTCTGGTCCTATTACTCACCTGCGTAACGTCTTTGGTAACACCTATTCACTTGTTGAACGTCCCTTCTCAACCTATCTCCGTGGTACCATAAAGGGTGATAAAGCCCTGCGTGATTCGTCGGTGGCTGGTCTTCATGGTATGTTCAATGGTATTGGTGATGCGTGGCAAACTGCCATGACAACGCTTAAGACCGGTGATTCGGTGAACTTCTCACAGAAGTTTGTCGTAGAAGACTTTGAAACCAGAGCCATCCTTGAGCAGATGAATCTTGCTGCTCGTACCGATGGTGAAAAGATCGCTGCTGGATTCCTTTATAATACCTACAAGACCCTGAACAATCCTTGGCTGTCCTGGCCCAGCCGTGCGTTGATGGCAAGCGATGACTTCTTTAAGGGAATGTCTGCTCGCTATCGGATGCACAGCAAGGCGATGTATGAAGCGATGGCCCACTCGGCTGATGAAGCTGATGTAGAAACACTCTTTAATAAGTACATCGAAGGGTTTTCTAAAGGTATTGATCCTCAAACTGGTCGTATTCTTGATAAGGATCTCCTTGATTATGCGGAACGGATTACCTTCCAAAATGATCCAGGTTCCTTTATGA